GTAGTATACGAGCGACATATCGAGATAACCCTCGAATGTCAGAAACTGATATAGCAGAAGCACGTAAGTCTATGTCAGAAGCCGAGTTTCGGCAAGAATACGAAGCTGACTTTAATACTTATGAAGGTCAGATTTGGAAGTTTGATTTTGAGACACAGGTAAAAGACTTGTCTCAATTAGATACCTCAAAGATGGATGTCTTTGCGGGCTTGGACGTAGGATATAAGGATCCTACAGCGTTGTGTGTAATCGCATACGACTGGGATGAGGAAAAATACTACTTAGTTGATGAGTACTTTAATTCGGAGAGAACTACAGAACAACATGCCATTGAAATACAAAAACTTATTGATCGTTGGGATATTGATTACATCTATATTGACAGTGCTGCTCAGCAAACAAGGTTCGATTTCGCGCAGAACTATGACATCTCCACCATTAACGCTAAGAAGTCTGTACTGGATGGAATTGGATATGTATCAGGGATTGTTGACAACGACAAACTTTATGTTGATCAAGAATGCAAAGAGTCGCTTAAATGTTTAGATGCTTATCAATGGGATCCCAACCCTAATCTATTGAAGGAAAAACCGAAGCACAACATGGCTTCACACATGGCAGACGGTCTTCGTTACGGACTATATTCATTTCAAACCGCAAACGTATCCTTCTAGCGATACCTGATGAAAAATAGTTATTGACAAGTCACCCTAAAGTCGATATAATTCTTTAGATGAAAATTCAGGAACTAATGGAAAATGCCTAAGTTAAAACGCGATGTTGTAAAGTATGTACGAGACAAGGCTAAGTCCAAGTATGAAAAAGGGAACGCTTGCGAGATTTGCAGTGAGACAGAGCAGCTTGACTTTCACCATTTTTATAGTTTAACACCATTACTAAATCAATGGTTGACAAAGAACAAACACAATCCTGAATACATACAAGCACTTCGGGATGACTTTATAGAAGAACACCATGCTGAGCTATATGATTACACAGTTACATTATGTCATACTCATCATTTAAAACTTCACTCAATTTATGGCAAAGACCCGGGATTAGGCACTGCAAAAAAGCAAATGCGTTGGGTAGAGATTCAAAGAGAAAAACATAATGGCATGGTATAATATTTTTGAGAAAACCCCCGTAGAAGTTGAGGAGAAGTTAAATCCTGCACAGCTTCATATGGGCAATGATATTAACTCTTCTCGAGAGCCCAGCTTTAGTTATGAAAAAGCGTATGAAGACTTAGAAATCGTTAATCGCGGCGTAAATATGATCGTAGATGACGTAGCTGAGATTCCTACTACTGTTTCTAGAGATAATGCTTTTCGAGGCGTAGTTCCTGGCATCAAGAGATCTAAGGTAGAGATTCTTTTAAACAAATCTCCTAACCCTTATCAAGACATTAACAGCTTTAAGCGTAATCTTATTACGGATTTTCTGATTGATGGTAATATTTTTATGTACTTTGATGGAGCACATCTCTATCATTTACCTGCCACAGATGTACGGATTCACTCTAGTAAAGAGACGTATATTGAAAAGTTCACAATGCATGATGTTACTTTTAGTCCTGACGAGATTATTCATATTAAAGAAAACTCTTTCCACTCCATTTATCGTGGAGTACCTAGACTAAAGCCTGCATTACGTACTATGATTCTCATGAAAAGCATGAGAGCTTTCCAAGATAACTTTTTTAAGAACGGAGCAGTTCCGGGTTTAGTACTTAAATCTCCTAATACACTCTCCGAAAAAATTAAAGAACGTATGATGGTTTCTTGGCAAGCAAGATACCGTCCAGACGCAGGAGGAAGACGACCTCTTATCTTAGATGGCGGAATCGAAGTAGACTCGATTTCAAACGTAAATTTTAAAGAATTAGATTTTCAAACTTCGATAGATGACAATGAAAAGATTATTTTGAAGGCGCTCGGAATCCCTCCAATTATGTTGGATTCTGGTAACAACGCTAACATTCGCCCAAATATGCGTATGTATTATCTTGAGACTATACTTCCTATTGTAAGAAAAATCAATTATGGACTAGAAAGATTTTTTGGTTTTGAACTAAGTGAGGACATTTCTGATATCCCTGCTTTGCAGCCAGAATTACGAGATGCTTCAGCATATTACACATCTCTAGTAAATGGTGGTATTATTACTGCGGCAGAAGCAAGAGACCGCTTAGGCTTTGAGCCTATTGAAGGTACAGAAGAAATACGCGTTCCTGCAAACATCGCAGGTTCAGCAACTAACCCAGACGAGGGCGGACGCCCTGTCGAGGAACAAGAGGAATAAACATGGGTATTGAAATGGTAGCTTTAGGGATGGCTTTTAGCCTTGTTGCACTAATTATGGCTGCAGTATATACAGTTATTGTCTCCAAAGTTAAAAAATCGGAGGAGAGATGGGAAGTTTAAGACAAAGAGGCAA